CAAGGTGCTTTGGCGTTTGCAACGCCCGGTGAAAGACAAATGAGTGCCGCAGAGCGTTTAGCGCAGGTAGCTCAACCGGTAGTTGGTAGTATCGGCGCACGGGCCGGAGAACTACAGAAGTTCAAGCAAGGTCAGGAAGCTGAAGAGCGGGCACTGAAATTATCGGCAATAGGTGCCGCTGAAACACAGCTTGCTGCTAAACAAGATAGAGACTTTCGGGCATCTGAGTCTGCTTTAAACAGAGCGCAAGAATTGTTAGTGCAAGAAAGAAATCTTGATTTTAAAGAGAAATCCCAAAAAAGCGATCAAGACTTTAGATCAGCTTTATTAGATCAACAGGCTAAAATTGATATTGCGGCTGCGGCACTTGCAAATGTAAATTCACAGGAAGCTCTTAAATTAAAAGCTGAACTGGATAGAAAAGCAATCCAACTGCAATCAACCTTGCGTAGACATGAAATATCTATGGGTTTACAGAATGATCTGAAAAAGATGAAAGTAGCTAATACCTATGATCTTGAGAAGATGGAAAAAGGTTTTGAGTTTAATAAAGATTTAGCAGATCACAGAGCAGGCCTTGAAGAAATTGCGGCTCAAAAGAAAATGGATCATGACATTGCTATGTTTTCTCTTAAAGATATTGCAGATTCGGAGAGACAAGTTACCGATCAAGAATTTCAATTGCTTATTCAACAAAATGCACAGAGTTTTACCAGTGATGAAAATGCTATTAATAGAGCAGTGGAAGCAGCACAACGAAAAATCGATAACGCTTTCAAAACGGCGGCTGATGAAAGGGCGGAAAAAACTCTCACTATTGCCCAACGCGCTCAAGCTCTTGATGAAGCTTATAAGGCAGAAAAAATTGCAATTGATAAAGCGGCAGCAGACGCTGTTAGGTTGGGTTCTAAATCAGACACGGCTGCTATTACAGTAATTACCTCTCCAACCAATTTAGAGAAATATAGAAATAAAACTATGGGTGACTTTAAAGACACTTATGAACAAACTATTTTAAATTACCTTGGAACAAGGGAAGCTGATTGGAATGAGGCGGAAGGCAAGTTCGTCATGAAAAAGGTAGGACTAACTCAAGGCGTTCTTGATGCCATCAAAAAAGGCGATCCAGACTTTTTCAATAGACTTCAATCTGAGTTTCAATTAGGCGACGCTGGAGGTGTCTCATCCGAAGCTACCGGAGGAGGCGGTGGGACAGGAACGGGCACTCAAGAAACTGGCACTAAAGCACCAAAAAATTTAAACGAAGCAACAATAGAAATTTTTAACCCTAACGGGACAGTTAATCTTGATTCAGAAGTTTGGAAGTTAACACCTTCTGCAAGATTTAACCCTGACTTAGATTACGGACAGGTTATTGGTTCTTCCCGACTTTATCCCGGTCTTGTGACTATGGCCTCTGAAGGTTACTCAGAATTGGCTGACGGAGTTCCGACAGAAGTGGCGGAAAACCATAGAGAAGCGCAAAAAACATTAAACGCTTTGGCAAACGATTTGTTACAATTTGCAACAAATATTTCGGATGATAGGGTGTTAAAATTTGTGCAAGAACTTATCGAAGAAGAAACACAAGAATTGCGACCCGGTGGATTTTTATTTAAGACAGATGCTGGCGCAGCTAAAACTTTATTGGCTTTAAGAGACGGACTAGAAAACGGAATGCGAAAAATACAGCCACGGTTAACGGAGTATGGTGGTGATAGTTCTAAATACACTAAAGCCCAAGTTACAAGCGCACGAGCAAACATGGACGAAATGAAAGTTTTATTGAATGAAATATTAGCTTTTGAAGAAGGTTTTGCATTTCAAAGAAAAGCTACTACGGGCCCTCCCAAAGTTGGCGGTGTAAATCAAAGCACCGAAAATACTAAAAAGCAAATACTACAAATGATTGTGAATCCGGATGACTGACTCTCTTATAACTCTAACGTCTCCTCAATTTGAAGCTTTAATGCAAGAAAAGGGTTTAGACGAAACTACTCAAAGTATTTTAAGTATCGCCAGTGATAGATTAGGGTTTTCTGAAAATCCTCTTACACTTGAAAATTTACAGGATGGGACTCACCCCTTACTAGATCGACTTGACAGATACAAAGATTTATCACCGGAAGAAAGGTCGGTATCTGCTGAAGAAGCTTTAACCCTATTTACAAACATTCAAGACTTTGGGATGTTTGACCCCGTAGAATTGGATGAAGAAACGGGTGAACCAAAAAGTGATTTAGGTTCTTTTTCTCCACAAAGTAAAGCAAAGGCAAAAGGGGCTGTAAGAGCCATACCCGAAGCACTTGGCGCGTATGGTGGGGCAAAATTAGGTTTAGGTACAGTTTCCTTGGGTCTAAAAGGACTAGCCGCTGCAACGCCGCCCATTGGACTTCCGGGGGTGGTTGCAAAAGGTGCTCTTTATCTAACCGGCGGTGCTTTAGGTATGTTGGCTGGAATGGAGCTTGCCTCCAAAGCAGAGGACACTGTTTTTGGAGAGGCTGACCCCGTAATTCCAACACTAGAGGGCGATTATCGTTTTGGAGAAACAGGCGCTTTACTAAGCACAATGGCCGGTGCTCCGTGGAAATTAATGACTAGCGTTCCAAAAGCCTCTACTGGCGCATTAGAGTTTATTGATACTTTTTCAAAAGTTGCTCGTGGCAAGTTTACAAACGTATCGGACGAAGCGTTTCAACTGGCCGCTAAAAGTGCCGGATTATCTGAAAAAGGTGTTCAGAAACTTTTCGAACAAGCACAAAAGGCAAGAACAAAAGCTAGCACAGGTCCCATGTTTGGCGCAGGATCACAAGGCGTTAACGTTTTAGGTATAGGTAAATTTAATCCGGCAGGATATTTAATTGACCCAACTAAAGGTCCTTTAAGCGCACGGATAGTAGGCGGAATTGAAGGCGGGATCGGAAAGTCTTTTGACTTTGCCCGTGATAAAACAGGCCGATTTTTGGGGATGGAGGGTCTTGCTACGTTTGGTGGAGCTTACGGAGCAAAAGTAATGCAAGATGTCGCCCCCTATTCTGAGGGCGGGCGTCTTGTAGGTGAGTTAGCTGGATCTTTTATCGTTCCTTTACCCGCTCAATTATTAGTCGATAAAGGACCCGAAGCAGCAAAAGGTGTATTTAATCTGTTAAGAAATTGGTACGGCAAAGACGAAAATGTTAAAAAAGGTATACTTGAAAACAAGTTACAAAAAGACAGTGCAAACAGAATTCTTTTGGCCCTTAGAAGGTCTGAAGAATACGCAGACACGGTTAATGCTGAAGGTGGAATTGAAATAACCGCTGAAGAAAAGCTTTCAAAATTTATTGAGGAATTAGGTAAGACAACCATTGAAGACGGCAAAACAACTTTAACTCTGGCTGATATAGCACAACAAGAGGGGTTAGATTTTGCACCTACACTACGAACAATTCAAGAAGAATTGGCAAAAGCCAGCGATGATTTAAGAACAGCTACAGGTAAGGGACGAGAGGAATTACAAGCTGGAGCAACCGCTGCAATAAGAGCCCTTACTGCGACTGGTGATCCATTAGCGTTGGCTTATGCCGCCAGAATACAACAAGGTGTTTTTGAACAAAACATTTTAGATAATCTTGAAGAAAGCGTAACTGCTGTATCTCAAGCCGCTAAAAAGGTAATTGGCAGAGAAGCGGGCGAACTTTCTCAAAGAACAAGATTTTCTACCGCCCTTTATGGATCTTTGAAAAATCAAGTAAGATTAAGTAAAGAAAGAGAACGACGTTTATGGTCAGCTTTATCGGATTTTCCGCTGACAGAATTTTACGCAAAAAATGGTCGAAGAATTAATCTTCCTAATTCTGTGGTTTTGTTAGACCGGAGTTCAAAAAGAGGTGGTTTAAACTATACATCAAAGGGTGCAAAAGCAGATTTTAATGCTATTTTAGGAAAATATAAAGAAGATTTTGACGACTTTAGAGAATATTTTGAAGGGGGTCAAAAAGGAAGAAATCCTTTTAATGCAGAAAGAGTTTGGACAATGAGATCCAGACTACAAGCAAAAGCCAGTGCTTTACGAAAGAATGGCAATCTATCCGAAGCGGAAGCTCTTGATGACCTTAATGATGCTTTACTGAGAGATTTAACAGGTCAAAGAGATGGTGTATCGGCCGCTTACAATACTGCACGTGCTTATACCTTTGCTAGAAATGAAGTTTTTACACGAAGTTTTTTTAGTAAAATTCAGGAAAGAACAAAAGACCGAGGTTTTAGAATAGCTCCAGAGGATCTTTTGGACGAGTTGTTTAGGGGTGGAAATAATCCGTTGTCTAAACGCATAGGAGAAATAAGGTCTGGCGGACGCTTTTTAATTGACAACGGCGCTGTTACCGAGGAACAGTATGCGTTACTAGGGACAGATGGTATATTAGACGCAGCTATCAGAGATAGTTTAGGTCAAATAATGACTCGAAAAAAAATACCAGATCCAGAAAGATTTGGGGAGACAACAGAAAAATTTGTTGTAAGCAAATCAAAATTAGACACGTGGAAAAAACAACCGGGCACTCAAGAGTTGTTTGACCTTTTTCCTAGACTTCGAACGGATTTCGAAACTGCTGAAAAGGCACAAAGCACCTTTGAAAATATGTTGACAGATATATCAAAAAAATTGACTCCTACTGACGCAAGAAAAAGAGGGTTTACTGAAGATCAAATTAACTCAATTTATGACAGAGAAGCTTTTTCTTTGGCTTTACAGTATGAAGATCCCGGTAGAGCAGTTGCAAAAGCCTTAAATTCGGAGTTTCCTAGTAAGTCTTTAGAAGCGCTTTATAGAATGGCGGATACAGCAGACTATAGTAAAACTGATTTTACAAGAACAATGGCCTTACAAGGTTTAAAATCAGCTATCTTCAAAAATGCTTTGGACACTTCAAATAATTCTGCGGGTCTTCCAAATGGCGATGTTTTGCAACGCATGTTGTTTACACAACTTAAAGGTGTAGACCCTAGTGTTAAACTCACAATGAGTGATTTTCTAATTAAAAAAGGATTAGCCACACAAGATGAAATGGACAACGTCCAAGAGGCCGTGAAAACTATTAGAGGTGTGCAAGAAGCTTTTAACACTGGAGATTTTGAAAACATTCTGTTCAAAAAACCTTCGCTTGCTAAATTGTTCTACGTGCGTATCGCGGGTGCCACCGCAGGTGGCGCTGTACAAAACCAGTTGAAAAAACAATTAGGTTTACCTCAATTAGGGGGTGGTTTAATTGCGGAGCAAACCGGTTCAGAACTTGTTCAGAGAGTTCTTTTAAAAGGACCAGAAGCTCAAAGAATGAAAGTTTTGACAAAAATGTTTTCGGAACCAGAGTTAATGGCGAAAATGTTAAAAGAATTAAAAAGTGCAGAAGAAGCAGACAAAGCAATGACTGCTATAGAAAAATTTGTTTCTCCATTAGCTAGACAGGTTGGAAGAAGAATACCAATTGGCGGTATTTATTTACGAGATGAAGAAATGGAACTTCCTCAACAACAAGAAAGCCCAACTTCTCCTGAAATAAAAACAACGCCCGAAGAGTTAACATCCCTTAACATTCCGGCACAGGCTCCCACCCTGCCTGTCGGCACTGCGCCTAGTCCTAGTTTTCAACTGGCTTCAGCAAGTTTACCCCAAACTACCCCCCAATCTGGGCCGGTTAATAGGGCTAGGTATGCAGCTATGTTTCCTAACGATCCAGCCTCGGCTTTGATTAGACAAGGCATAGGGAGCATGATGGGCTAATGTCTATAGCTGACCTCTTAGCACAAGCCACGCCTCAAGCTCAGTATTACGACTATGATCGAAAGATTATGGAAGATTACGACAACCGTGCAAAGATTTACAGCGACGCGTTTGATAAATACCAGAAAGACTTTGCAGACTACCAAACGAAAGTCGATGACTTTAATTTAATGGTAGACCAATATAATAAAAATTTAGCGGACCCCACCTTTACTGGCACTGCTCCGGTTTTTAAAGGTGGTGCAGAACCTATTGCCCCTGTAGATCCCGGATTTTCACAAGGCGACATCGACGCATTTATTGATGAAGCCACGGCCCGCGCAACACGGCGCGGTCAGACCGCAGCTACAGCTTTTAACATTTTTCAACAAGGCGGTAATTATGCAACTGCTCCACAAGTACAGGGCGGTGCAGGCGTTAGTACGCAGCCTGAGTTTAGTTTTAGCGGTTCAGGTTTTGCAGATGGTGGCGCTGTTGTTCCTCCGCCTAACGACCCTCCTGTGGTTGCCCCTGCAAGAAACGAAGGGGCTCTTGGACTAGGGTATTATATACCACCAGAGCTACGGCAGTTTGGTAGAAACGTTATGAATTTTGCAGGAGCAATAGATCCTGTTCAAGGTATTATGCGCGGTATGCGTGCCACTGGAAGAGCCTTTGATTCTGAGTTGTCACCAGAAGAAAGAAAAGCTGCAACAATTGAAGCGATATTAGAAACTTTGGCCCCCGTAGGTATGATCGGTATGGGTGCGCTTGCAAAGCAGCCCATCAAAGCAACGCTTATGGACGTTCTTACACCGACCGGGGCTCCCGCATCAATGACAGACGAAGCTGTAGAAGCAGTATCAGATCCGTCCCGTCGTGCTTTTATGAAAGGCGCGGCTGCTACAGGAGGGATCACGGCTCTTCTTCCAGATCTTGCTATGGAGGCTATGAATAGAGTACCGGCGGCGGTAACAAAAACAGCAGCGAAAGCGGTTCCGATTGGTGCTGTAAATACTCTTGCGGCTAAACTTTCATCCTTACGAAAACAAAATGACAATTTAAGAGCCGCTATTGACGACCTTGGAGATGCTGGTGGTGGTGTAGGTGGTAAAAAAGATCAAATAGACGCGCAAATTTATAAGAATCAAGACGACCTGTATGAGGACTTTGAAAATATCTTTAATTTCGAGCTATCCCCAGAAGATTTAAAAAATGCAACAAATGATTCTTTAGAAGAAATAGCATCCTTCCGCTATGACGTTGTTGACGGTTATATGGATGAAGTCGTTGACTCGACTATGGAAACTATGGATATGCAAGTTGCAAAAATGGAACCAATAATTCGAGAAGCAAAAAGTCGTGGTTTAGACAAAGCAAAAGATAAAAACGGTATAAGTATGTATCCAAATGCAGCAACTCTTATTGATGAATTCGACAGTTATTTTGGTAAAACAAAAAAAATACCGGATGCTATAACTAACGTAAACATTCCAAATATAGGGCAATCTAGTCTTAAAATGACCGACGACTTCGGTAAATCTACGGAAGATTTAGCCAGTGAGTATTTATCTAAAACAGAAAAAACATTAAAATTACAAAAAATTGACAGAGTCATTGCAGATGGAAAAGTTGATAATTTAGACGCTGATGAAATAAACAAAAATGTTTTAAGTGTTGCTTCAAGAGAAGGTATACCTTTTCCAAAAAGAGCTTTTGATGATGAAAATGTACAATATGTCTCGACTAGTTTAATTAATCAAACTATACCAAGAGGTAATGCCCCAAGATACAATGTTGGTGAATTTTTTCCTATCGAGGATGGCGTAGGAAAAATAGCGCCCGCTACTGACCTAGATGTTAAAAAATTTCTTGAGTCAGAAAAAAAATCGTTAAAAGAAGAGATTTTTTCGGAGGGTATTAAAAACCCTATTGAAATTAAGTTAAGCAAAAAAACAGGGGAGGCTCACATAGGTGAAGGTCATCACAGATTAGATGCGGCCCTTGAATTGGGTATAGAAGAAGTGCCGATTATTGTTAAAGTTACTGACAATGAACTTTTGAGAAGATTTATGACTCCAATAAAGGTCAACACGAAAGGATTAAAGGCTAATGAAAATTACTCTTTCGACAAAATAAATTTTCTACAGCGAATAGAACGGCCGCGACCTCCGTTAAATAAACCCGGAGAATTTGCATATGATGAGTTTGATCGTCCTTTATCACTATATGGAGATTTTAAAAGAGGAGGTATAGATACAATACCTGATTATCTTATAAAACCCATGAGACCCGGTATGTACCGAGTCCGCAATGTGGACAAAGAATATTTATCAGAGGCAGAAAGAGAGCTTTTACGAAATTCTCCAGACGTTCCATTAGTAGATAAATCAAAATATGCTGACGGCGGCGTCGTGTCCTTCGCCCCTTACCTACGCTAACCAGTCTCTAGCATCCTCACCAAGCACCTGACTCGCTATGTCTATCTTTGCCCGCAGTGCGGTCAGTATCTTTTCATCTATGGTATCGGGAGAAACTAGGTCAATGTATGTCACCTTGTTTGGTTGACCTATGCGGTGCGCTCGGTCTTCAGACTGTAGCCGTATCTCCAAGTCGTAAGAGTTACTGTAATAGATAACGGTGGTAGCCGCCGTCAAAGTAATTCCGTAACCACCGGTCTTTGGTTGACCCACAAAGAAGCGTAGAGGATCTGACTTATTCTGAAACCTATGCACGATATCCTGTCGCTCTTCTTGTGGTGTACCACCATAATAAGTTGCGACCGCTTCGGGCCCAAAGCGGCCGCGCAAGGCATCAGCAATACGTTGAATGTCGTGTGTATACGTCGCCCAAATTATCGCCTTACCTTGAACTTCATCAGACAGGTTCATGAGTTCATCAAGCCGGTAGCTTTTAATCTCCTGCATCTCGCCCTCGTCTGGCTGCAAAAACCCGCAGCAAATCTGTTGCAATCGCATGATCTGTGTCAGAACACTTGTCGTCGTAGCAAGATCCCCACTGTCCATTTGTGCAAGTGCCAACAGCTTCATCTGGTTGTACACGTTCGTCTGTTCGTGAGTCAGAGGAACGACGCGTTTGACGTAGACTTTATCTGGCAGATCCAGACATTCTTCCTTCAATACGCGGTTTGAAAACTCGTCTAGTTTGTTGGTTAGTTCTTCAAGGCGTTGGTAGCCCACAATTTGTTGAAAGCTACGGTGCCCCATGGTCCGGCGTTGGACTTGTGCATACCGTGCTTGGAAAGCAAAGTAGCTGTTAAAACCAAGCGCTCTGTCTTTGAGAAAGTCACACTGACTAAACAAATCCATCGGGCTCTTTGTAATAGGAGATCCTGTAAGTATGCGACGATACAAAGATCTTTCTCTCAACGCCACAATGTTCTTGGTCCGCAGTGCTTTGCGGTTTTTGATCGTGGTGCTTTCATCGACAATCATCATGTTCTCAGGGTTTTGAAACAAAAAAGCTTTGGCCGCATCCAAACCCCGTTGCGAACTGAACGCTTCGACATTGATTACAAATATCTTAACGCCCTCAAACTTTTCGGTAATAAAATCCACAAGGTTTGTATCGTATCGTTTTGATTTGCCAGTCCGCCAAGACATGACTTTCTTTTCGATTCGGTCTGGAAAGTGTGTTTCAATCTCACCCTTTGCCCAGTTGTCATACACGCCTTTTGGGGCCACAATCATGGCGGCGTTAATTTTACCAGCTTCAAAAAGCACGGCTATATTATCTATGGCTACCTTCGATTTTCCTGTCCCCATCTCCATAAAAAGAGCATAATACTCCGCGGCCCACGAATCTTCTAACGCCTTGCGTTGGTGGTCATACGGTCTGGTTTTGAACTCGAAGTTTAACATTTTGCCCCCTGCGAATTTTTTTGTTGACTTTCTAAGCGTATAAGATATTATCCGTTTTTGTCAAGGCCCGAAAGGTGCCTTCTAATCGCGAAAGGAGAAAAACGATGAACGACAGTATCTTCAAACAGCTTGAAGAAGACTTTGAAGAAACCTTATCTTCCGTCAATAAAGTCGATCAAGGTGGTCTAACAAGTTTAGCATCACTGGCTCGAAAAATACAAGAGGAAGAAAAGAACATTGCCACTTTAGAAGAAACTCTCAAAGAGGCAAAGAAGAAGCTTCTCAAACTAACTGACGAAGACATGCCTGCTGTGATGCAAGAAGTAGGTATGAACAAGTTCGAACTGGATGACGGTTCGACTGTTGAAGTCAAACCAACCTACGGGGCTTCTATCCTCGTAGACAATCGACCTCAAGCTTATGAGTGGCTACGGGAGAACGGTTATGATGACATTATCAAGAACAATGTCATATGCTCGTTCGGGCGTGGTGAGGACGATAAAGCGTCAGCCTTCAAAGCCTTTGCTGCTAAAGAAGGTTATGTCGCAAATCAAAAAACCGAAATACATTCGCAGACGTTACGAGCTTTTGTAAAAGAGCGAGTGGAAGCAGGTGATGCGTTTCCAATGGAATTATTTGGAGCGTGGGTAGGTCAACGCGCAGTTATTAAGAGAGGAAAGTAAAATGGCTGACAATAAAGCAGTTGCAAAAAAGCAATCATCAAACGTAGTTGAGTTTGACATGTCTGTTATAGAAGCAGACGCCAGTGTTGGATTTGAAAACATTGGTCAGGAAGACTTAGCACTTCCGTTTTTAAAAGTGTTGTCTGGTAACGATCCTGTTCTGGATGACCGTAACTTCAAAGGCCGTAAGGGGGATATTTACAATACGGTCACCGGAGAATGTTTTGACGGCGAGAAGGGTATTAAAGTTATACCGTGTGCCTATCAACGTCGATTTATTCAATGGGCACCACGAGGACAGGGTAGCGGCGCTCCGGTTGCAATGTTCTCACCAGATGAAGAGCGTCCGGAAACAGAGCGTTCGCCTGACGACAACAAAGATTACGTCAAGGGCGGTGAAGGCGATTACATCGAAGAAACGCATCAGCACTTTGTGTTGCTTGTAAATGACGATGGTGCGGCCGAAACTGCCCTGATTGCTATGAAATCTACGCAGCTTAAAAAGTCTCGTAAATGGAACAGCATGATGATGAGCAGACAAATACAAGGTAAGAACGGACCGTTTACTCCGCCACGCTTTGGGTTTGTTTACAACCTCAAGACTACCTTTGAGGAGAATAGCAAAGGCTCATGGCATGGTTGGGAAATGTCCGTCGAAGGACCTACTCCAAATCTTGATCTCTATAATCGAGCCAAGGAGTTCGCAAGTAGCATTACAGCGGGTGACGTTGTTGTCAAACATACGAACGATGAAGCGGGTGGTAAAGAAGCACCGTTCTAATCATCACGCGGCGGAGCACTAGCTCCGTCGCTCTCGTATGGGGGCAGTAATGGAAATCGAGAAGTTTGCGTCCATATTCGATGGGCTGAAGGAAGCTTATGGCTACTTCAAAATAGAAAAGACCGGTGCGAATGGTAAGGCTCAAGGTAAAGCGGGGGTTACACGTGAGCCACGGACCAAAGAGCTTTGGGAAAACCATTTGCTTGGCAACAGTATGGGCATTGGTATCATACCAATTAATGAAGACAATTGTTGCAAATGGGGTTGTATAGACATTGATCAGTATCCTTTGGACCACAAAGTTTTGGTGCAAAAGATACGCAAGTTAAAACTACCACTGGTAGTGTGTCGCTCCAAATCAGGCGGAGCGCACTGCTTTTTGTTTGCCACCGAGTGGGTAGAAGCACGAGACATGCAGAAAGCACTGCAACACATGTCCTCGGCATTAGGATATGGAGAAAGTGAAATATTTCCAAAGCAAGTTAAATTGCATTTGGACAGAGGCGACGTAGGTAACTTTTTAAACTTACCGTACTACGACGCAGAGAATGGATTACGGTATGCTTTTCTTGATGACGGCACATCAGCGTCGATAGACGAGTTTTACGAACTGCACGACAAGTACAAGCAAACGCCGGAAGAAGTGGTCAAGTTACAGGTTGTAGGAAATAAAGAGACAGATTTACTTAATGACGGCCCACCGTGTTTACAAATACTTTGTAAGGCAAAAATTAGTGAGGGTGGAAGAAATAACGGTTTGTTCAACATTGGTGTTTATTTACGCAAGGCATACCCGGACAGTTGGGAGTCGGAGATACTGAAATACAATATGGATTTTTTATCGCCGCCCTTACCCCTGCCAGAGGTAAATGTGGTAGCCAAGCAAGTGGAGCGCAAAGACTACGCGTACAAATGTTCAGACGCTCCAATCAACGCGCACTGCAACAAGGATCTGTGCCGTACCCGTAAATTCGGCATAGGAGCGGCTGTAGCAGGGGCTACAATCGCGAACCTACGCAAGTACAACTCAGTACCGCCTGTGTGGTTTATGGATGTTAACGGAGAGCCTCTGGAGCTAGACACGGAAGCGTTGATGAACCAGATGCAGTTTCAGAAAGCTTGCATGGAACAATTAAACTTCATGCCACGGTCCATGGCGAAGCAACAATGGGAAAGTCGGATTAGTACATTGCTTACAGAAATGAAAGATAACGAAAGCGCAATCATTGAGGTAGCACAAGACGCAAGCATCAGCGGTCAGTTCTACGACTACCTTGAAGAGTTCTGTCGTCATCAACAACAGGCACAAGACAAAGAAGAAATATTATTGCGTCGCCCTTGGACCGACGAAGATTCAGACATAACTTTCTTCAGATTAAAAGATTTTGAAGGGTTTCTTCGCAAAAACAAATTTTTCGAGTATAAATCCCATAAGATTGCTCAACGCCTTCGGGATATAAATGGCGAGAGTGTTGTTTTGAAAATTAAAGGGAGGGCTGTTAGAGTGTGGCAGATACCATCTTTTGAAAGTGCAGATATGGACTTTACAGTCCCACAGTTTGGATCACAAGGGGAGGCTCCGTTTTGAACCAAGAACGTAATCAGGAAATCGTGCGACTGATAGACAAACAACGCATGACCAAAACAGCCGTTGCAAAACGTTACAACGTCTCGAAACAACGTGTGCAACAAATATACAAACGGGAGAAAGCAAGAGATGTTGAGGATATTCGGACCGCCGGGGACAGGAAAAACAACGACGCTACTTAATATGGTGGACGATGCTCTGGCTAGTGGTGTACATCCGCACCGGATAGCCTTTCTCGCTTTTACCAAGAAGGCCGCTACAGAGGCCAAGGAACGCGCCGCACAGAGGTTTAAGCTAGATCCTAAGAAAGACTTGATGTTTTTCCGTACACTGCACTCACTGGCGCTTACAATGACTGACATACGCCCAGAGCAAGTTATGCAGTCTGAAAACTATAAGGAGTTGAGCAGGGCAATCGGCATCACCCTTAACGAAGCCAAGGTGGTAAATTTTGAGAACGACCTGACCGACATGGTTACAAACTCGGACCCCTTATTGGGTTTGATCAACCTTACGCGTTTGAAAAAATCTGATCTACGCAAAGAATATAACAACAGTAACGTCGAAGAAGACTGGAACACGGTAAAATATGTGGACGAGTGCTTACGCGAATACAAAACAAAGTTGGGACTGTACGATTTTACAGACATGCTACAGGAGTTTGTAAATCAGTCCGCCAAGTATTGCCCAAAGTTTGACATATGCTTTCTGGACGAGGCGCAGGATTTGAGCGCATTACAGTGGGACATTGCTCATATACTAGATGACAACTCTGACCGTATGTATGCGGCCGGTGACGACGACCAAGCTATTTACAGATGGGCAGGGGCAGACGTAGACCAGTTCATCAACCTACCGGGCGGATCTGAAACGCTCAGTAAATCTTACCGCGTACCGCGTCAGGTTCATCAGGTAGCAGAAGGTGTGGTGCGTCGCATAACGAGGCGGTTTCCTAAAAGGTATGAACCCAAGGACGAGCCCGGAAATGTGACGCGGATTGATACTATCACTGGTCTGGACATGTCGCAAGGCACTTGGCTCATTTTATCGCAAGCCGGATACCAATTAAATCCAGTAGCCGCCGACCTACGATCTAGCGGTTATCTGTTCAACTATCGCGGCCACCGGTCCATATCCGAGAAGATAAGCGAAGCTGTCAACGGTTGGGAGCAAATGCGTCAGGGCAAAGAAATAACAGGTGACGTAGCCAGAAAGATTTACAGCTTTATGTCAATCGGTGACCGAGTCAAAAGAGGGTTTAAAAAACTGCCCAGTCTACAAGATGACGATTTGGTAAGTATGGCTGACCTAACTGAGAAACATGGTTTGCTTGCTACCAACGGCATGCTCTGGTCCGAAGCAATGAACAAGCTGCCAGAGACAGACAGGGCATACATCACGGCTCTCTTACGGAGAAAAGAAAAGTTCAACGGCATACCTCGTATTACAGCGTCCACGATCCACGGTGCAAAAGGCGGCGAAGCAGAAAACGTTGTACTGTTTACCGACATTAGTCCGGCGGCTGATGAAGAGATGCGCCGTAATCCAGACGACATGCACCGCGTATTCTATGTGGGCGTCACAAGAACGAAACAAAACCTCTACATTGTAGAGCCAGAAGACGTATCAAGGAGTTATGACTTATGAAATGTTGGCATTGTAAAACTGAATTAATTTGGGGTGGAGACAACGATTGTGAAGATCACGAGGGTTTTCTTATGGAAACAAACCTAAGTTGTCCAAAATGTAAATGTTTGGTTTTGGTTTATTTACCGAGGGAGGAAATAGATGAAGCGTAAGGAAGTATTAGAAGAAGCAGCAAAACTAATTACCGGAGACAGAGCAGAACACTACGGTGATGCCTATGAAAACCACGCTCGTATTGCAGAAGGGTGGAATATAATAATAAGAGGGGCCATGATGTCCCACGGATTGCTGACACCGGCCCACGTGGCTTTAATGATGGACTGGGTCAAGACAAGTAGACTATTAGAATCACTCGACCATGTAGACTCATGGATCGACAAGGCAGGATACACGGCCCTCGGAGCAGAACTGACGGGCTCAAGAAACGAGGAAATAAAAATTGACAGGTTTACAAATGGCTATGTTCGCCCCAAAAAGTGAATGGGTGCCACCACTAGAACTACCAGACCTAACCCAAGCTAAAAAAATAGCTATCGACGTAGAGACAAAAGATCCTAATTTAAAAACTAACGGGCCCGGTTGGCCCACGGGTGATGGCGAAGTTGTAGGCTATGCAATAGCTACAGAGGATTGGGCGGGTTACATACCCGTCCGACACTTCGGCGGCGGCAATCTGGACGAGAAGATCGTCAACAGATGGCTGAAAAAGATATTCGAATGTCCGGCAGATAAAATAATGCACAATGCCCAGTACGATCTGGGTTGGATCAGGCAGATGGGTTTCACCGTCAACGGCCGTATTATAGATACGATGGTCATTGCGTCCTTGCTTGATGAGAACAGGTTTAGTTATAGCCTCAACGCTTTGGCATACGACCACCTCAACAAAACAAAATCAGAAAAGGCCCTTGTCGAAGCGGCAAGAGAGTTTGGTATCGACCCCAAAGCAGAGATGTGGAAGATGCCCGCCATGTACGTCGGCCCCTACGCCGAAGCTGACGCAAGCCTGACCTTGGAACTTTGGAATTATTTTTCCGTACAGCTTGGTAAAGAGGACCTCTGGGACATAGCAAATCTCGAACTAGACCTACTGCCTTGTCTGGTAGACATGACTCAGCGTGGCGTTCGTGTGGATCAGGACCGCGTCGAACGCACCAGAGATATGCTACTTAAGCGCGAAAAAGAAGTAATGAAAGAAATAAAACGTCTGGCAGGCACGGATGTAGAAATATGGGCGGCGCAATCCCTATCGAAAGCGTTTGATAAACTCGACATAAGCTATCCAAAAACAGAAAAAGGAGCACCGTCGTTTACAAAACTGTTTCTGGCAGAGCATGAACACCCACTAGCCAAGCTCGTGGTTGAAGCTCGAAACCTAAATAAGACGTCCGGCACGTTTATAAACACAATACAAAAGCACTGTCACTCCGACGGACGCATACATTCGCACATAAACCAGATAAGATCCGACGATGGCGGTACAGTGTCGGGGCGCATATCAATGTCAAACCCTAACCTACAGCAAATCCCTGCCCGCGATCCAGAACTGGGGCCAATGATACGCAGTCTGTTCCTACCAGAAGAGGGCGACCAGTGGGCGGCCATTGACTTCTCGCAACAGGAACCACGGATCTTGGTGCATTTTGCAAAAACATACAGCATCTACAGGGGCTCGACCTTGGAAGGAACCGACGAGTTCGTCAAAGAATACAACGAAAACCCAGACACGGACTTTCATACCATGGTGGCCGAGATGGCAAACATACCGCGTAAGCAAGCCAAGACAATAAATCTGGGCATGATGTACGGAATGGGCGTGAATAAACTGTCAGAGCAACTCGACATATCTGTTGAAGAAGCGAAAGACATTATAAAACAATACCATAGCCGTGTACCGTTCGTAAAAGGATTGATGAATGGCGTTACAAACCAACTTAACACGCGTACATCGAGCGGTTCGTTACGGTCCTTACTGGGTAGAAAGTGTAGATTTGATCTGTGGGAGCCGGATAGTTTCGCAATGCACAAGGCGTTGCCTTACAAAGAGGCGGCCGATGCCCACGGCCCAACGACCAGACTGAAGAGAGCGTACACTTACAAGGCTCTAAACCGGCTGATACAAGCCAGTGCCGCTGATATGACCAAGAAAGCGATGGTAGATATATACAAAACCGGCCGACTGCCCATGATCCAAGTACATGACGAGATTGCCATGTCCGTAAAAACGGTTGACGAGGCCAAAAAAGTTGCTAAGATAATGGAAAATGCGGTTGAACTAAAAGTTCCCTCAAAATGTGACATTGAAATCGGTCCATCTTGGGGGGAAGCGAAATGACATCTAATCCTTTACACTGCTCGGCAGAGTCCACGCCTGTGGCTCGGTCCAACTGCCCCGCTTCGGCGGGGTTTTTTCTTGCAAACTTGCATATTATCTTATATTATCCTAGAAATACCGATAAAATCGGAGATGGATTTATGGATACAACGCGTTGGAAAAGTATTCTCGTACCCAGAGACATGTACGAGGAAGTAAAATTTATGGCAAAAGACGAAGGGCGGACAATATCCGGACAACTTCGCATGATTTTTGAGGATCACAAAGACAGGAAGAGGAGTGATGCAGTATCAGACGGAGGCGGGGGAGATACACAGAAGGCTCGTGCAGAATACTTGCCCCAAGTGTCAGGCTCCACTGGAAGTAGTTGAAAGAACTGACGAAATACTGATTCGTAAATGTGGCCCTTGTCTGCTAACCATACATGATGAAGCAGACAAAGCGGAAGGCATTGAGCATATATGCGATTAAGTATTGCATATCGCATACATATGGTGTACTATTCGCTTAGTGTCCCCCTCCATGGACACCTTCGTAGTTGAAAGCCCCAGTTCGGTTGCCCCCGACTGGGGCACTTTCGTTCGAGGAGATAAATATGAAAAATAAAGAAGCAGTGGCAATCATGCAAAAATTTGTAAATGATTATATGGATCTTATAGAAAAAGATGATACTCTGACCCCAGAGCAACGCAAGCAGAAGGTAGATGCCCTTGAAAAAGCGTGGCAATGTATACTTAACAGATGAAGAGTCCGCGCATCACGATTTCTTTGATGCATGCGACATGACCATAGAATTACTCAACGAGTTCGAAGCTAGAGGCATGTTGAAGGGCCCTGCTATGGGCGGAGCTATGACTCAACTGCTATCTCATCTTATAGACATATCTCCCGACCCACGGACCGTGAGCGAGATAATCGCAAGCTGTTTGTCGAATGCCGCGTACAATGCAGAAAGTGCAATTACCCACGAAGGTAATGACCAAATACATTAGCTATTGACTTAGTCGCATACTTTCCTATATACTTCCAGTATTCAACTATGGAGGTATGAAGGATGGGTAGAAAGCGATCTGCTAAAGCAACAGGAAGCGGTCTTAAGGAGATTCCATCAAGTGAAAATCTTTCTTTAGGTGAACGTTTAAGTTATATGGATAGATCTAAAAGAGGAATTGTAACACACAGTGGGCGTGGTCATGGACGAAGCACATCACATGGGCGTGGTAAACGGTCTACCAATCAACCGACAAGACGGGAAATGCTTTACTTTGTACGAGACATAGTGAGGAACCTTAGAGAAGCTCCCGACAGGCAAATACCTAAAAACACGTTAAAAGCAACAACTCATGACTTTGCAAACGTTTTAGCAAGAGACGTTCAATTTTTTGATTGCAGTGAATTAACCGATTACATTGAAAGCAATTGGCATGAAATGTATCCCGATAGACAGGTTCCTGTCAGTCCCAAAGTAATATTGCCCGCTCCGGCGGTTGGACTGTATGTAAACAACGTGCCCGATTTTGATCCTCATACTGAAGAACCAGACGGAACTTTTGGAGAAGTTATGTTTGTTTGTACGCCTCGTGCAAATAGCGGAAGCACCACAAATTTTTCAATTGTTCTTATTTCGCGCAACTTAGATCACAGTACAACGGACGCATCTTTAAGTATTCTTGGGACTATTGATAGCGGAAAAGGTGTTTTTGGTATCAGTCCTAAAAATAAAAATGAAGACTTCTCGTCTAGAAATTCAAGGTCTTTAAGAATAGTTGCAGCTTATCTACAAACCATAAACAATCCGCGGTTTGTAAGACGCGGTAAAAAAACCTTTAGTCAAATGAAAAAACAGAGCGCTAAAAAAGTTCTTCGCGACTTTATAGCAGAGCAATGGAACATGGTTTCGTGGAACGTCGATAAAGCTGTTGATGCCAAAAACTACGAAGAGGGAAATGGAGGCCGACAGGGTTTGCATTTTAGACGCGGGTTCTTTCGACGCGGCGAATCTCACTGGCAGAATGTTCAAATGATCGACGGCGTCTGGAGACAATGGATAGAAGGCTACGAAGCCGGACACCCCGCTTTTGGTGTTAAGAAAAGCTACCACCTACCACGTATCAAGGGAGAAAATAAATGATGGATGATAGAGTTTGTTTATTTTATGTCGCTGACCGTTTACAAGATATAGTAGACAAAGAAAGCACGGCAGAGGAGTTTTTAAGGGAAATCAACCACAATATCGGCGTAAATGCCCGATGGAAACGCAATAACCCCGACGCATTAGTCGCGGACCTACCACCCATAAAGCCCGCAAAGCGCGGCCGTAAACCTAAAAGGAGTTAAACATGGCAAAGCAGTATCTAAAAATAGAACAAGTCGCGGAAATGACCGGACTGTCTGAACAAACCATCTACCGCCGCTCACGGCTCAAGACCTTTCCACCACCCGTAGATTCAATGTATGTTCCAGAAAAACTAAAAAACAAAAAGCACTGGGCTAAAACAGAAATATCCAAATGGGTAAAAGAAAATGCCGTCGAACCAAAAGTCGTAAAGCTAGAGCCCAAGGAACAGGGCAAAGCTGAAGCTGACGACGCACAAGTCCTCGGCATTATGAAAGACGAAACCGTCATACGGCCCGCGTTCCACAAACGACTAATAGATTACATCATGAAATGGTTTAAGCGGTGATTGAATATTTCACCGCCCTTGTCATTGCATATACCTTGCATGGTCATGACATTGAAACAGCCGTATGGTTCGAGAGCGAGAAGCATTGCTCACGGGCCATGGAAAACAGAAGTGCAGATTTTATGTACGATTATTTGTTTGACTTGTATGGCCATGACATTTCGATGGGTTGCTACACAACAGATAAAGTGTCAAAGTTGATCAAACCAAAACCGCGACCAGAAAGGATCGACTGATGGCAACCATTAGAAAAATTAAAAAAGATGGCGGACTGCCCGATTACTATTACATCATGCCAAACAAGGATCGAATCGACATCATGGTGGTTCGATCCAAAAACTCAGGAAACCAGTACACTTGCGTACTGCCCGCGCCTCACTTCTCGAAGACGTTCAACAAGATGAACGAAATGCGGGCATACTTCGATGAGCATTTTGAGTCGGCTTGAAATTTCTAAAAATTTAATGTTGACATTATCGCATACTCGTGTTATAATGTTTTTATCGAAGGGATGAGCCCTTCGGTTGGGGCGGGCAAGCCCCACGTTATTTGACAATGGACCACGGTCCTACATATCATGGAGGAATAAATGTCAAAACGCATTTGGATTGAACTCGATAAAGCCGAAAACTTTGAAGAGGCAAAAGAAAATTGTGAACTTGCTAATAAGTTAATTCACAAGTTAGGTGTACCAAAAGACGCGAAATTTTTTGCAGTTAAAGAACAAAAGTACACAAATACCTTTTACAATTATACATCGAGTTACCAATCCGGTTTTACAGAACTGGATGATCGTGGCACTTGGTTCGATTTGGAATATCTTGCAAATCATGAAGGACAGGAATAATGGAAAAGTATGAATTTTCATCTATTAATCCAAACACAAACAAAAGAAAATATTTTGTTGTGGAAGCTAAAAGCTTGCAGGGCGCAGAAAAGAAAGCAGAACTTCAAACTGTATCCCACACGGGCTTACGCGTTGAAAGGCGTATATCCGATGATTTTAGTTTAAGGGGACAATCCGTTCCGGCTTTAGCCAAAATGCTTAAATTTTAATTACAACCCCGCTTCGGCGGGGTTTCTTTTTTAACACCGGTTATATTATATAGAGAGAAAAATAAAAAAAATATTTTTTGTAAAAATATGCCGTAACCGGTGTAACCGTG